CTGATTGAGCTGACACTGGTGCAGCCAACAGTAACAATAGAAATAGTTTTTTCATTTGTTCTTTTCCCTTGAGATTGAAAATGTAGCTAACGTTCCACTTAAAATTGAAGCTACATACGTAGAGTCCATCTTCTCCATCCATCCTGCTTAACTAGCAGTTAAGAGTCCGGCGGACCAGACAAGGACGACGAATTTGATGAGTCCTCCTTTTTTTTCATCTTGTTCCATGCTTGTTTAATTATAGGTTTAAATAAACTAACTAAATGTTTAAATAAAGAAGTAGCAAGCAAAGTAGCTGCAACTGAAACAAAAGCTGTAGTAGCAGCAGTAACTAAAATTTCACCACTAGGTACAGGCACTTCAATATCAGTTCCAGGTACTTCAAATGTTTGTACTTCTGGTGGTTGTATTGGTGGTGTAATAGGTGGTTTTGGTTTAGGTTTAACCTCAGACTCAGTTGTCTTTATTGGACTAACTCCAGGTGGGGGTCTAAGGTCGCTAGGAGGTACCACTAAAGGCTTGTAAGAGGGTATATCTGCCCGTGGCACCTCTAGTATTGGTGGAGGTAATTGAAGCGGTTCAGGGAGCGTTATAGAGGGGAAAAGTGGTGGCTCCCCTAAGTTCATTTCTTAACTGGGAATAGTCCATTACGGACAAATTCAACTGCTTTGTCATCGATATCATTATCGGTTGATTCAGCAAGTTTCTCTAGCATCTCTACAATCAATGCTTTAACACGATCAGATTGCAGGAATGAAAATAGTAGTGGACGGATAAGTGTAATCATAATTAGGACCAAGGAAGACCAGATGCTTTAGTAGGAGCTGCTTGCTCGTCAAGTTGTGTTTGTAGTGCTGCTTCAATTTCAGTGACTTTTTCTTCACCGCCAAGTGCTTCTTTTACCCAACCCACAACTGTTTCTTCAGTAAGATCAGCAAAAGGTACAAGAGTCTCAGGCTTTTCTAAGCCAATCGAACCGTAAGCACCTGCGTTGTAAGTTTCGTCAGTAGCGTTTACAGTGTAGTGAGCAGTGAATACATAACCGTCAGCAGTTACGCGGTCAAGTGAAGCAATTTTCCAAGTAGTAGTTGTAGCCATGATAATTAATTAATTAAAATAGAGTGAATAATAAAAAAGCCCCGCGTTGCCACGGGGCGAATTGCGGTTAGCAAGCCATCAGTACACAAGGTACGCAATAGCTGCCGTCTGAATAAGTTTCGCTGACGTTTGTAGATGTAACTTTGGCGATTGTTTTGGACCGCACGATGTCATCATCTTGAGGCTTAGCCGTTCCATCACCAGCAGACATCAGTAGATCTCCGCGAGCAATGGTTGTTCCTTGTGCTATACGAATAATGAAGTCACCCGTCATCGCGCAATAGAAGTCGTTGATGTAGGTGTCATCGTCATCGTCCCAAGCTTGAAATACTCCAGAAACATTGCGATCACCTTCTACATCGCTTACCTGCATACGGTTAAGCTGTTCATTATCTTCATCTCCCCACTCACACATTTCATCAAGGTTGCTTAATACAGAACCACGTAAGATTTCTGTGCGTTCTGTCCCACCCGCAAGTTGTGACCATCGGCTTAGGTGAGCACCGTTGTAAGAAACAGTTGAGCCTGAAACAGAGATACTACCCTCGCTGCTGCCGCCTTGATAGAAACTAACTAGAGTTCCGTCGTCACTAGTTCTGTTGATAAAAAGAACTGGGCCACCATTTCTTGTTAAATCCTGCGAACCATTAGGGTTTAATAACTGGCCCTCAGTATTAAAATCAGTGGTTGTTTTTCCGATTAGCAGCCTGCTTGAGCTGTCGATACGCAAGCTCTCGGAGTTGTTGGTGATAAACCGCATAGAATCATCGGTGTGGTCATAACTCATTTGGCCGACGTACTCACCTGTTCCTGTGGCACTATCAGCAAAGAAGATAGAACCTTGTGATGTATTGGCTAGGGTAATGCCACTAGAAGTCACCAGGGAATTAGCACTTGCGTGATAATCGCCAGGATTTGTTATTCCAATCCCAACGCTGCCCGAGCTGTCGATACGCATCCGCTCAAGACTGTCTGTCCCAAAACGTAAAGTGTCGTCATCGTGGCCATATTGAATAGATCCTGCATATGTTCCCGTGCCAGATGTAGCATCAGAAAAATAAATAGTCGAATAATCTGTCGTTCCCGCTCTAATTGTTATACCACAGTTACCAGCGGCCGCGATGGTAAATTCATCAGCAGCAGTAGCGCCTACAACCGTCGTACCCACAAACACCCGACCATAAGCATCGATCCGCATCCGCTCAGTCGGAGAAGACGCAGCGTCGGTAGTAGTGGAGAACACTAGACGACCAGGCATATCATTAGCGCCTGGAGGGGCGTCTACAAGGCAGGCAATCTGTGCAGCACTGCTATTCAGATCAGTACCGTCGTGCCCAAAGAAATTAATAACGCCTAATGGGTCATTGTTTGAGACAACAGCTCCAGCTCTACTCAACGCTAAATTTATGTTAGGCGGTGAGTTAGTATCTTGAGACCTGTGAATAGATAGACCAGCGGATGCGCCTGTTGATTTAATTTGCAGATTTACGTTGTCGCCATTTATTGTTTCGCTAGTAGTCGTGCCCACTAACAACCTGCCAGAGCTGTCGAGTCGCATGCGCTCGGTTGTCCCGCCAGAGTCAAAACGAAGATAACCAGTACGATGCCTAAAAACAGAGTAACCACTTACTTGCTGGATTTGTGCTAAAACTGTTGTATTATCATTTTCGTAGAAAGTAATTTCACTCTGGTCATCAGCTGATCTACCAATAACGCTTAAGGCTTCTGCACCACTTGAGGCTTGCACTTGAAGAGTGTGAGGATTTGATGTAGAAGACGTACCAACCAACAGCCTGCCCGAGCTGTCGATACGTAGGCGCTCGCTGTTGCTGCCTGAATTTGTACGGAAAATAATATCACCACCGTTTACTTCATTAGAGATACGCGCATCATTAGAAGCGTCTTCAATAATTAAAACCCTATTGTTGCTTGCATCTCGCAGCTGGAAATCAGTAGTCGCTCTAATAGTGCCAACAACATGTAAAGGGTGAGCAGGCGACGACGTTCCAATCCCCACGTTGCCAGCAAAATATGCCTGTCCATTGCTGCCATAAAGATCAACATTAGTAACGTCAGATGCACTGCGAATTTGCAGGCGACCGTTGCCGCTATCTAACAACAAACGAATATGATCATCAGCAATATAGGCTGTGCCATTTACATGAAGTTTTTGGCTAGGCGACGACGTACCAATCCCAACATTTCCCGAGCTGTCAATACGCATGCGCTCAGATCCGAGCGAACCGTTGCTGACATCAAAAAACGTAAGGGCGGGATTTGTGGCACCATTTGTTCCAAAAAGTCTATATCCGTATTCAGAGCCAACTGCACCACGAGTGATTTCAACGGAAGCATTTTGAGATGTTGAATGAACACTAACCTCTGCATTAGGCGACGTAGTTCCAATCCCAACATTTGCATCCAGTACAATATTACCAGTACCGTTAGGGTTAATTGTTACATCACCGTCACTAGCACTTGTAATTTCGTTACTGTTAACATCCAAGTTACCGCCTAACTGTGGTGTCTCATCAGACAACAAATTAAAGGCAATAGAACCTTCAGGAATAGTGACAAGACCAAGCTCTTGATCTACTTCAAAGAATGGATCATCTGTTTGGTTACCGCCAATCGTAAACTTACCGTTATGGTCAGTTGTAGCAGTCCAAATCTTACCGTTGTTTAGTTCAGTCTTTTGTTTAGTTTCATCAGGAACACCACCGTTTTCAGGTAATGCACGATAATCAGTACCACTACCTACATACTCCATGGTATGACCGCTAGAAGCGATCTGAGAACGTAAGAAGAATTCTACAGCTAGATCATCAGTTAAAGCACCATTAAGACCAAGGTTAGTGCTACGGTTATTAGGATCAGGACGACTAATAGTAACTGTCCAACCACTACCACCTTCACTATCAGTATTAGCTACAGCAGATAGAATAGGATACGTAATACTATTTACTGTAACCAACATGTTAGTAGCAGGACGTTGGGTATCACCAAACCATCCAGTACCAGCAGCAGGTTCGTTAACATCAAAAGTTGTATCACCGTCACTTGCTGCACCATCTACATTAGAAGTAAAGATTGCAGCAGTAGATTTACCATTAGCAACAAGAGCTTGATCACCAAAGTCAGTAGTAGATGCAGCTAGGTTAGCTTGACCACCATTTAATGCTTTAATATGATATTTGTTAAAGAAAGCGTAACTAGACGTGCACTGTGCATAACCATTGTTAGTAACAAGCAGGCCAGGACCATTTAGACCAACGTGGGTATAACTGTCTGCAACCATCGACCGCAAAGAACTTGTGGATTTAGGTACAGAGCCATCCACCAACATACCACCACCAGTAGGTGCGCTACTAAGGTCACCAGCAAAACCACCACGAGGACGATGTGACCGTAGATCACTGTTGTCAATCTGACTGTCAGAGAAGTTAGTACAGTTTTGAATGTAAGGGGATTTGGTAATAACTGAGTCGTTGTAGAACGCAAAGTTCCAACCTTGTCTTGTAGGTAGATCAGAGTCAACAGTGTTTGTACCAGAACTGCTAGCTTGCATACCGGTTAGAGTCAAGTTCTGCACAAACGATCCACTGTTCAGCTCAAACAACGCATGGTTGCCATCTGCATGATCACCTTGTGTTGCGACAGTAGGATGTACAATACAGCTACGCAACGCCATGCCGATAATAGACACGTTACGGCGTTTGATTTGAATAGGAGCAACTTCCTGGTAAGTACCAGCCGCAACGATAACGGTCATACCATCACCACCGCCAGTCACTTCTAGTTCAAATCCTGAACCACCACCGCTGCCAAGGTTAGAGTCAGAGGCAGACAAGATGTCACCAATCTGATACTCTTCAAGGGTTGTAGTACTAGTAACAGTACAAGCAGTTATAGCACCACCGCTAACAGTAATGTCAGCTTGCAGACCAGAGCCAGTAGTACCACCAGTAATAGGTACATTAGTGTATGAACCATCAGTGTAGCCAGAACCTGCAGTTTTGATAGAGGTACTAATGTCTGCGTTAATATCGTTAATAGCATCCTTGATGGTTAGTTTAGGTCCACTAATACGGTGACCAGTTTTAGCATCGTCACCACCAGTAGCATCAACATAGATGACTTTATCTTGAGTTCGGAAAGAACCACCAGATGCAACATCTAGCCAAGTAGAACCATTCCAAATTTTAAGGGTTTGGTCATCATCGTTTTGTAACCAGGTCTTACCAGTTTCCCAATTTGAACCAGAAGGCGTGCCAGTTTGAACAAAAGTGTCAAAACGAAGTGCAGCTGCAGATGCAGTAAAGATATTAGTATCAGCCGCAGCTGGAGAAGCTGCCTCTTGTTCAGCATAAGTAATAATATCGTCGTTTTTAATACGATCTAAATCGACAGAACTAGAACCAATACCAAAAGTAATAGTACCATCACCATCATCAGTAATAGTTAAACCAGTACTATCAACAGCAATATCGCCAGTAATAGCAGCATCGATCATGTCATCGATCTTAGCTGTTGTAGCAATAGTAGTATTGTTGTTGGGATTAGCTTCACCAGAAACAATGATATCAGCTGGTTTGATACGATCAAGATCAACCGAACCTTCAGCAATACCAATAGTTACTTGACCACCAGTAGCAGTTTTTTGCAGACCAGTGCTATCAACTAAAACGTCAGTTTCAACTACGTGGTCAACATAATCTTTAAGAGTGCCTGTAGTAGGTAGCGCAACATCATCATCAGGAATTACGTTACTAACAGCAGCTAGTTCAGCTTTAGTAAATGTTTCACTTACTTCATCTTGAAAACGTTGATCCAAAGATGCAGTGGTAGCAATAGTTGCATCATCACTGCGCCAAGTATCAGCAGAATATAAGGTGTTATCAAAACGATCCCAATAATATTCTTTTAGATAAGCATCCACATCATCAGGAATACCAGGGCAGTTAGCCTCTTGAATGGCATAACGAAGTTGCTCAAAGTTCTTATTCAGGTCATCAGAACGAATGGCTGAACCAGGGTTAAACAATGCACTGATGTCATCGAGTTGTGTGATTCGACGGATCTTTACATTGTCAACCGTTGGTTCACCTGGATCAGTTGGAGCACTTGGTGAAGGAGGAGCAGTACTTGTGAACTCTACAATAGTAGGGTTAGCATCAGTAACTTGCCATGGGTATGTACCGTCCGTTGTGAGTTTTTCGTCGTATTCTTTTGTAGTTACGTTCCAAAAATAAACGTGTATTTCAGATTTAAAAATGTAGGGAAAGTCAAACGAAAACTGTGTCTTCGATCCATTCCCAGCTTGAATTGTTTGTACGTCAGTACATGCCATAATAAAAATTACCTACGATACTGGTTAGTTGTTTCTTCTAAAGCAGGTATTCTACCTCCTTCAGCAGCAGCTTCAGCTGCTAATTTAGCTTGGCGACGTGTCTCAATAGCAATACGCATATCACTATCTAGTTCTGCAAACGCATCTTTTTCAGCTTGACGTAAAGCAGAACCAAGATCATAATGGACAAGATTAAATTTATCTAATGATGTGTCTTCAGAACTTACACCATTTTTACGTGCATTTCTTAAACGTTCAATAGTGCTTCGAGCATTTGCAGAGCGGCTAATAGCAGCAACTTTATTGCGGAAAGAACCTTGCTCACCCATTAAACGGAATAGTTCGGAACGTTCTGCAGGTAAAAGTTCAACACCTTCACGTTTTTTAAATGTAGTAGAAATATCAAACTCAATATCTTGTAAAAACTTTTCTTCTTTACTTTGACCAGGATAGATCTTAATTGGAGAATAAGAGTTCCAAAGTCTAGTTGCTAAATTAT